CCCGTATTTTTTCGACCTTGTATTTGCACTGAGGGTCGAGAATGATGATGAGGGAGTATCGCACCGGGCCATTATGACCGACACTGATGGCTTGTGGCAAGCCAAGACCCGCACAACGGAGTTGAACAGGCTTGATTTTTGGGAGCTGGCCGACATGGGAGCGATCATCGAAAAACTGGGAGGGGGTAATAAACAATGACATGTGAGGCACTTGCACGGGAGTGGATGGAAGCTAAACAAGTAGAAAAAAGCGCAGTTGAATCGAGGCGAAAGATTGAGGATCGTCTCCTGTCGCTCATCGGGGTCCCAGAGACGATGGAGGGAACACAGAGCGCCGAGGCTGGCGCGTACAAGATCAAGGTAACAGGCCGGATGAGCCGAAAAGTTGACACTGATAAATTGCAGGAGGTTGCTCTTGCTAACGGAATTTTCGACCACCTGCAAAGCCTCTTCCGCTGGAAGGCGGAGATCAACGCAGCGCAATGGAAGATTGCAGATGCGAGCATTACGGAGCCTCTAACCGAGGCTATCACAACCAAACCGGGACGACCAGCGTTCCAAATAACAAGAGAAGGAGAATGATATGGGTTTTTTAGGACAGGAATTTAATATTAACGAGATGCCTGAGAGTGTGGGTTTTGATCCAATACCGGCAGGATGGTATATTGCAAAAATCACAGCAGCTGATCTGAAAGATACAAAGGCCGGTACTGGGAAATACATTAACGTGAGATATGATGTAATGGCCCCGAGTCATGAGGGCCGCGTCCTATTCTCAATGATAACCGTGGCTAATCCTAATCCTAAGGCCGAGGAGATCGGGCGCCAGAATCTCGGCGATCTGATGCGAGCAATTGGTTTAAAAAAGGTACAAGACACCGATCAGTTAATTGGCGGTAAGTGTCAAATAAAAGTTACTGTTGAGCCTGGTACTGAGCAGTACCCAGACCCTAAAAACAATGTTAAGGGGTGGAAAGCCCTTGAGGGCGGTAACTTGCCGATGCCGTCAAAGTCTACTGATGGGGACCCTCAGCCTGCGAGCGCCGGGGTACCTACACCACCATGGGCTAAGAAGTAATGTGATAAAAAGCCCCGGCACTACGCCGGGGCAAACAAAGGAGTAAACTAAACGATATGTCAATTATACCAGAAAAAGAACACTCGGTCAAATCACTTATCAATAGGTACCACGAGGGGAATCAAGAGCCACCACGTCGACACTTCGGGCTCTCCGCAGTAGGTGAGCCGTGCATACGACGGGCGTGGTATGCGTTTAGGTGGGTAGCACCCGAGCAGTTCCCAGGCCGGATCCTCCGGCTCTTCCGCCGTGGCCATCGAGAGGAAGAAACTGTTATCGCGGACTTGCACGCGATTGGGATGGACATCGGTGAGGCTCAGAAGGGTGTTGACTTTGGCTACGCCGTCCGCGGCAGCGTAGACGGGATAATCTACTCAGGCGTGCCTGAGGCGCCTAAGAAACGTCACTTGCTTGAGATAAAAACGCACAGCGATAAGAGCTTCAGAACTCTAAAATCAAAAGGCGTTGAGAGTGCACATCCTAAACACTACGCGCAGATGCAGGCCTATATGTTAGGACTCGGCCTTGATCGTGCTTTATACGTGGCTGTCAACAAAAATGATGATGAATATTATACCGAACGCGTGCGCATTGATATGCCGCTTGCGAAAAAGTTGATAGAAAAAGCCAAGCTAATAGTACAGGCCGAGGATCCTGGTATACGGATTAGCGAGGACCCGTCATGGTATCAATGCAAGTTTTGCCCGTTCTCCTCTATTTGTCACGACCGAGAGCCGGTGCGAGAGGTTAATTGCCGGACGTGTGTACACTCGACACTGAGGCCGGATGGGGCGTGGCTGTGTGAGCGATACAAGACGGATATCCCCGAGGCAGTCGAGAGGGTCGGATGCAGTGCACACGTTATCCGCCCGCATCTTGTACCGTGGGACCTTGTCGCTAAAAAATGCACCGACACTACAGCTTGCTATCGCGTGGATGGACAAGATGTTATGGTAGGCGAGGACGGTTACACTCTCCCGGAGGTTTTAAGCGGTGGCACATTAAACGACGATGATGCAGAGATGGTGCGCGAGGTATTTGATGGGAGGATCGTGAGTGCAACTCAGACCGTACCAAAATAAAGCAATCGACGATCTATATAACTATCTCTCCACTGCCACCGGTGACCCGGTGATGGTCCTGCCCACGGGCAGCGGCAAGAGTGTTATCATCGCGGCGTTATGCGCTGATGCAATAAATAATTGGCCGAGTACTCAGATATTAATGCTTACACACGTTAAAGAATTGATCGAGCAAAACTATAGAGAGCTAAAGGAGTGGTGGCCGAATGCCCCGGCGGGTGTATACTCGGCCGGGCTTAACCGGCGAGAGCTGCATGAGCCAATAACGTTTGGAGGTATCCAATCGCTGCGGGGTCGGGCCGGTGATATCGGCCATATCGATATACTCCTCATCGACGAGGCGCATCTTGTCTCGCACAAGAACGAGGGCATGTATCGCAAACTCATCAAGGCGTTACGCATTATCAACCCGGCAATGCGCGTTGTCGGGCTCACCGCTACACCGTACCGGCTCGGGCATGGGCTTATAACCTCTGGCATGGCACTGTTCGACGAGATCCTTGAGCCAATGACGGTTGAGCTACTTGTATACGGCGGATATCTCACAAAGCCGGTAAGCCGCGCGACTGACGCTAGACTATCCGCCGACGGTGTGCACAAGCGTGGCGGCGAGTATATAGAGTCCGAGCTACAATCTGCGGTGGATGTGGATGATAAGACTGTGGCCGTTGCGGGTGAGATATGCGAGTTGGGGGCCGACAGAAGAGCGTGGCTAGTGTTCTGCGCTGGCGTCAAACATGCCTACCATATGAGGGATGCACTACGGATGCACGGCGTATCTGCAGAGACGATCACGGGCGAGACACCACAATCCGAGCGTGATGCGCTCATCGAGCAATTTAAAAGCGGAGCGATCAGGGCACTCACAAATGCTAACGTGCTTACAACCGGATTTAATTATCCAGGTATAGACCTGATCGCGCTCTGCCGACCGACACTCTCGCCCGGGCTATACGTGCAGATGGTAGGCCGGGGGATGAGGGTTGCCCCAGGTAAAAAAGACTGTCTAGTGCTAGACTTTGCCGGTGTCGTAGCGACCCATGGCCCAATCACCAATGTACGCCCACCCTCTAGTAATGGTGATGGCGATGGGATAGCGCCAGTAAAAGAATGTCCTGAGTGTCATTATTTGATACATGCGTCGCTACGCATCTGTGAGTTCTGCGGCCATGAGTTCCCACCGCCGGAGCCGTCCGAGGGACTGTACCGGCGTGAGGATGATGTATATTCAGACACAATACAAAATTTAAAAATATTATACTGGGAATGGATCGAGTACACTGGTAAGAAGAGTGGGAAGAAGATGTTGCGCGTCACCTACCACGGATCAGCGCTATCTGACAGGCCAATCCATGAGTATCTAGTAATCTGGCACGACGGATACGCAGGGGCTAAGGCAATGGCAACGCTTAAGGAGATTGCCTGGAGGGCCGGGGTTGACCTTAACAAGCCTGCCGATGCAGCCGAGCTTTGCCGGGCACTCGCAGGTGCTGATGCACCAGCTCAAATAAATTACAAGATGGACGGCAAGTTCCCCCGAATTATATCACGGGAGTGGGTGGATGTAGAGCGCGAGTATGATGACCTTATTCCGTTCTAAAAATTAAATAGTTATTTACATTTTTTTTTTGGATGTGGTAATATAAATAAAACAAAGGAGATGTTAAAAATGGAAAAAGAAGACAAGCAAACAAAACTATGTAGATGGTACTCTAACGGTGTCATAAACCGCATGACCTTTGGATATCTTTGGGGAAAAATCATATATAAAAAAGAGGTTATGCATGGCCAGTCTTGAAAATATACTCAATGGGCCGTGGTCTCCACCGGAGCCAGAGATATTACCGCCACCGGAGGAGCAGTTCAGGCGGGCGATGAGCCTTTAAGACATAAGACCGCCTGATATAAATTATTTTCTTTTCGTTGCCTGTTGACAACAACAATGCATGGATGTTATTATATCAACAGGGAAAAGAAAAAAACTTACAAGGAATTGTTTATGTATACTTTAGAGCAGGTACGAGAGCTTCTGAGTGACAGAGTCTTAACTGTTGTCGCTAAAAAAACTGGATTACACTATAATACTGTAGCGGGGGTTGCAAATGGAAGGGTATCAAATCCATCTTATGACGTTATAATGAAACTCAATAAATATTTCAAAGGTGAATAAATGAAACTTCCAATTGCGATTAACCTAAGTGATTTAGAAAACAAAGATATTGACTATGAGAAAAGCATTGACAAAGTTCGGGGTATGGCATTCGATGTTGGGATCCCAGCTCCGGATGATTTGATAATAGACGGGAATGTCCATCGATTCCAGATAGGAGGTAAGAAAACTAATAAGAATGGATGGTATATATTAAATGAAAATGAGTATGGTATTATTGGAGCAATCGGGGATCACAGCAGAACCTTTGGATCTGGAAAAAACTATATACCGATAACAGCATACTCTAGGCCACTCTCTCCAACAGAACAAATAAAGGTAACAGAAAAAATTAAAAAGGACTCTGAAAAAGCCCAAATCGAGATGAAACAGAAACACGATTTGGCTGCAAGAGAGGCTGCTTTTATTTGGAGTAAGACTGAATATGCCTCCACTGATCACCCATATCTTAAAGATAAAGGACTTAATTCCACTCATGGGTCTAAAATCTCAGGGGATGGCTGTTTGGTTTTACCAGCTGTAGACAAGTCTGGGGAAATAAAGTGTGTCCAATATATTGATATGCTTGGTAACAAGCGCACTCAGACAGGTGGATCGCTGAAAGATTTGTTTTGGATAATCGGAGACATAAAAGAAAAAGTTTTTATCTGTGAAGGTTTTGCCACAGGTGCAACAGTAAAAGAAGAAACAGAACTCCCTGTTGTCATTGCTTTTAATGCAAGTAATTTAACTTCAACAGCGAAATCAATAAAAGAACTGTATCCTGATACTGAAATTATTATTGCAGCTGATAATGATTGTAACAATAAAGAGAATACAGGGAGAATAGAAGCTGAAAGAGCATCAAAATTTGCCGGAGTATCTTATATTATCCCCCCCAATCATGGTGATTTTAATGATTACAAGGCAATCGGCGTTAATATAAAAGATATTCTATGTCCACAGTTTGAAGAAGATTGGTTGATAAGTGGTATTGATTTATCCGTACAGCCAAAGCCAATAAAATGGCTATTGAAAGGGTGGTTACAGCAGAATTCAACAATGATGATTCACGGACCATCGGGAGGAGGGAAGACATTCGTTGTTCTGGATATGGCTTTACATATTGCTCTTGGAAAAGAAAAATGGAACGGTTTAAAGGTCCACAACGGACCTGTTGTTTATCTTGCTGGAGAAGGACACAGGGGAATTGCTGCTAGATATAATGGCTGGATACAATATAATAATATAGACAAAAGCTTTGGTGATCAGTTTATGGTCTCAAGGTCTGGAACAGAATTGGATCAGACTCACGGATTAAAAAAGGTGATAGATAGTATAACAAATTCTGGTGTAAATCCATCTTTAATTGTGGTCGATACTCTCCACCGTTTTCTTCAGGAGGACGAGGACAAGGATATGTCGGTGAAAGGAATGGATAGGAGTTGTGCCGCATTAAAAGAAAAATTTGGCTGTTCTGTTCTAATCGTTCATCATACTGGTCATTCTGTTATGGCTCAAAATCGCGGGAAAGGATCTGTTTCTTGGCGTGGAATCATGGAAGTTGAAATGGGACTTCAGCCAACAAATAAATTGAAAGATCCTGAAATGACATTGAAAATGGAAAAGATGAAGGACGGCGAATATCCAGGCAATATTTATCTAAAAAGGAAACAGGTTAACGTAACCGATTGGTTTGATGAAGATGATGAACAGGTTACAACAGTAATAATCGAGTCAGCAGAAACACCGGAACCGAGAGAGGCTCCTGGTTTAACAAAAGCA